TTGTCGAAGGCTTTAGGCAAACTCCTATGTCTAAAAAGAAGATAGATAATATTATTGAAGATTTAGACGATGGAGAATTGCTGTACGCAGCTTCTTGGTATAGGAACTATTGTAGAAATAAAAAATTGATAGATCTTACCGAAACTCCTAGCGATCTAAAACGTCAGATTATAAATAGTTTTGAGGAACAAGATCCATGGTCAAACAAAGGTAACGTGTTTCCATATCTAGTTTCAAAAAATTGTAATGAATTGATAAAAAGTGTACAGGAGTTTGTATGATGAAACAGTATGTTTTTGAAGTTATCGAAGAAGCTGCTAAGCAGCGAAATCGAGATGGTAAAGTAAAAGTCTTAAAACAAAATGAGTCTTGGGCATTGAAGGATATTATACGAGGTTCAATGGATTCTAAAGTAGAATGGAACCTACCTGAAGGTTCCCCACCATATCAAGCATCCGCAGCTCATAACCACCCTACAAATCTTCTAAGAGAAAATACTAAATTTAAGTATTTAGTTAAAGGTGGTCCTGGGGATAAAATGCCAAAATATAAAAGAGAACAAATTTTTATAGGCATGCTTGAAGGTGTACATCCTGAAGATGCTAAGCTTGTCGTCTCGATGGTTAACAAGAAAAAAATAACAGGCATCACACGCCCGGTTGTAGAGGAGGCTTTTCCAGGGTTGCTTAAAGACTGACTCTATTTCCAGAAAGGACAAGAATGGTACTTGCACAACTTGAAAGATTACAAAAAGATTCCAGCGATTTAGAACTTTACGCTCTTAAACTTAAAAAGAGAGGAAGAATACAACAAATGGAAAACATCTTAAGAAAAAGAGATTATGTAAGGGAAAAAATCAAGTTGATAAAAAGTCCGGAGGTTCAATATTCTACTTAGTTAAAAAAATAAACGTTTACAATTATTGAATAATATGATACTATATAATGATAATAAGGAATTGATATGAATATTTTTATACTTCATGAAGATCCAGTCGTTGCGGCTCAGATGCTTTGTGACAGACACGTTCCTAAAATGATCGTAGAGTCTGCGCAAATGTTAAGCACGGCGCATAGGCTACTAGATGGTGTACCCGAAAAAAGACCGTCAAAGTCAGGAAAGACTATACAAACTTACTACGCGTTTGGAGACGAACGCGATAAATTGTATTATGCTGCTGTTCATAAGCATCATCCTTGTACCACATGGACTATGGAATCTTCTCAAAATTACAAATGGCATTATAAACATTTTTACGCCATGGGCCAAGAGTTTACTTATCGAAGAGAAAAGTCACATAAGACTATTGAATTGCTAGGTAAGTTGTTATCTAAAATTCCAGAAAATATACCACATGGTCCACTTACTCCGTTCGCTCAAGCAATGTCACACTATCCTATGTGCAAGGTTGATGGCGATGCGGTAAAAGCATATCGTAATTATTATCACGTGGCTAAAGATTTTGCTGTTTGGGAATGGAAAAGACCAGCGCCTAGCTGGTGGGAGGGATATAAAGGTGCCAGTTTATACAGTTAGAAGAAAAGATGGAGAAGAAGAATGGGATATAATGTGTTCTCACGAAGAAGCAAAACAAACATGTGAAGAATACGGTCTTGTCATTGTTCCTAAATTTCCTGCTATAGTCTCTGGTACAGGAAGCTTAATCTCTAAAACAGACGATGGATGGAAAGAAAATCTTAAAAGAATAAAATCAGGAGCTGGAAAAGGTAATACTATAAAAGTATGAGCAAGCAGTCTGTAAAATTTGAAGATTTAATTGAGATTGAACCTATAACTACAAATCAAGTTAAAGCATTTGATGCGTGGGCTGATGGAGACCATTTAGTTTTAGCTGGTTCTGCTGGAACTGGTAAAACTTTTATAGCGTTGTACTTAGCGCTACAATCAGTTTTAGAATCATATACTTCTTTTAATAAAGTGGTATTGGTTCGATCTGTAGTTCCAACTCGAGAAGTTGGATATTTACCCGGCGATATTGGGGAAAAGGTAGAACCTTTTGAAGCGCCATATAAAAATATATGCTTAGAATTATTTAGAGATACAAATTCTACTTATAACAAACTTATAAATAGTCATCAGATGGTATTTAATACCACATCTTTTATTCGTGGAATTACTATAGATAATGCCATAGTCGTAGTAGACGAAATGCAAAATCTTAATTTTCACGAGTTAGATTCTATAATAACTCGCGTAGGGCGTGATTGCAGAATAATCTTTTCTGGAGATTATCACCAGTCAGACTTTAAGGACTCTTATGAAAGAGATGGAATACAGAGATTCTTAAGAATAGTCGAGCAACTAAAGAACTTTAGTGTAATCACATTTGGATGGGACGATATTGTAAGATCTGATTTTTTAAGAGATTACATCATGACAAAAGAAATGTTAGGAGTAAAATGATGACGGAATGGTTTTTTATAATAGTAACATTCGTTCTAGCCAATCCACTACAAGATTCTCGTCCACTGTATGTATTTACACAGCCACAATTTGAATCATTGGAACAGTGTATTGGTTACGTTGAACAAAATAAAAATAAAATCTTTTACATAGCTGCAGATTCCTACAGGTTTCAGCAACAGCCTGAAACTATATACTGTACACCACAAAATGTATTAGGTGAAATGATTAGGGAAGGATACAAAATACAGCAAAATGAAAAGAGTATTTGAGCATGAAAAAATTGATGTTGGATATAATGATTTGGACGCAGACACAACCGATACTGGTAGGACATACACTGCTCCTGATGGTTCTTCTTATCCTAGCATTACCACTGTTCTTGGAGTATTAAGTGAAGACGCAATACGTGCATGGCGAGAAAGAGTTGGCGAAGACGAAGCTAATAAGATTAGCGGCAGAGCTAGTAATCGCGGTACTCGTGTACATAGCATTGTCGAGCGGTATTTAAAGAATGAAGATACAACAGACAATCTCCCTCATATTAGGCAAAGTCTTGAAAACTTGCGGCCAATTCTTGATAAATCTATCGGGAAAATCTTTGGCCTCGAAGTTGCTCTTTATAGTAATCATCTTGGTGTTGCTGGTCGTTGCGATTGCATAGCCGAGTTTGATGGAGTACCTTCAATAGTAGATTTTAAGACATCTAAAAGAATTAAAAAGAAAAACAAGATACACAGCTATTTCGCTCAAGCAGCAGCATATGCTATAATGTTTGAAGAGCGAACCGGAATGGCCATACCTAACTTGGTCATAGTCATGGATGTAGACCATGAAAAGCCCTTGGTGTTCAGAGAACATCGAGATAATTGGATAAAACTTTTAACGGAGACAATAGATGAGTATCGCAGAAGAAAGATGTTCGGACACTAATATGGCTTTGACACAAGTCATTCAGTTAAGAAATGAATTTGAAGATCTAACGAGAGGGTATAATATGCCCGAAGGATCTAGTATAGATAATATTGAGTGGTTCATAGAAAATGGCCATAGGTCAAATTCTCTTCGTAATGGATTTGCAGATGCAATGAAGATAGCGCGTAGAATTAAGGAGTACTATTATGGCAGCTCAAAAAAGACTAGAAAAAGGAAGCGTCTATGAAAAATATGATGTAGATGGTGACGGAGTCGTAAGTGATGAGGAGTTAGACGTGGAAAGAAGAATGATTGAACTTGAAGACCTCAGGTCTGACATGGAGAATGAAGATAAAAAGCAAGACGCCCAAAGAAACATGGCTTGGTTTGCTCTTGGTGGCATGCTACTTTATCCTGCTTTTGTTATTACTGCAACATTATTTAAACTTGATAATGCTGCAAAAATATTAGGAGACATGGCCGCAGTATACTTTGTATCGGTAGCGGCAATCGTGGCAGCATTTTATGGTAAAGAGGCAATCACCCAAAAGAAAGTAGATAAAAAATAATGAAACTACATCAGTATGAAAATTATGATGAATATGTAAAGGAGCAGACTCAGGCTAACGTAGCTAAGTTAAAAAACGTTTGGGTAAGAGAAAACGCTATTCAAAAAGTAGTGTCTTACAAACCTTTTGCTGCTAGCATATTGTGCCATGGAACTAGAAACGGTAAGGAACTCGAATATTTTAAAAAGTTCTTACCTCATGCCGAAGTCGTTGGAACTGAAATATCTCATACAGCTACTCAGTTTAAGAACACGGTTCAACACGACTTCCATGAGGTTAGAGAAGATTTTATTGGTAAGTTTGATATAGTGTATTCAAATTCTTTTGATCATGCTTACGATCCGGATAAAGCTATATTAGCTTGGAAAGATCAGCTTACGTCAGAAGGTGTTTTAGTTATAGAACTTATGACAGGAGTTGAGAACGTATCTAGGCCAGTAGATCCACTTGAAATTAATTACGAAGAATTTAAAGAACTTGCAGAAAAAAATGGATTGAGAATCTTTGAAAAAAATATCATGCAAAGACAGATGTCCGGCGCAAAGAACAGTATCATGGTGGCTTTAAAAAAATGACTAAAAGGTTAATATATCAGGTGTACACTGGCAAAAGATCTAAACTTTACGATCATTGCACAGCTTCTGTTAAAGCATATGCTGAAGACATTAACGAGAAAGAATCTCCTAACAATAGAGTTGACTATATAATTCAAACTCAACCAATCATGAAGATTAAACCTGACGTATTTGCCACAAATAGAAGTAAAGAATCTTATGAAAAGTATGGAGGATTCTTACCGATATATGAAAAAGAAAATGCATTTAATTATTGGGATCGTTATGATCAGATAGCTATCATAGATGCTGACGTTTGGGTAAGGCCAGGGACTGAAAATATATTTGACGTTATGAATCATGAAACGGAATTTGCTGGAATGGCAGAGAGAACAGCTCCAATTTTGCCATGGTATAAAGAAAAACTGATAGGTTATACTAGAATGCAATATTCTTCTTTAACGGATGTTGATTGGCGATGGAACGAATCCGGTGCTCATTTTTATAATATGGGCGTGATGCTACTAAACAGGCATATAGTTCAGTATTTAAAAGGTAAAAGTAAAAGATACGAAACTGGTAGAGAATTTATTGAAAGACCAGAGTTTAAAAGATTTGTTGATGGACTTGGAGCTTGGAAGTGGAGTACGGATCAAACACTTTTAAATTACTGGGTCAAAAAAGAAAAAATGGAACAACAAGAATTAAGTTGGAAATGGAATGCACTATATACTGCGATCTCTAATGAAGACGCTAAGAAAGCTTACTTCGTACATTTCTTTCTTAAAGACAAATTGCCTAACAGAGGCGAAGACGTAGAAAAGCTTATGGAGGACGTAAATGAATAGGTACCATGTAACATATGAGGTTGATGGTCCAGACATACCAAAGATTGCTCATGAAATAGCTATTGGCCAAAGTATTGGTAATCCAAATATTAGATCTGAAATAGAAAATTCAGATAATATTAAAGAAATGGCGGCTGAAATCGTAAGCATTGATGGCAATGAGGTTGTGATTTCATTTCCTAATAAAGCATTTAATTGGCCAAACATCAATCAACTTATGTGTATTATTATGGGTGGACATACTGATATCATGGGAGTCGATAGATGTAGAGTCTTAGATATCAGTATTGAAGTTCCAGTTAAGGAGCCAGTGCTAGGAATGTCAGGCTTGAAAAAAAGAACTGGTGCTGAGGAAAGGCCACTATTTGGGGCTATCGTAAAACCAAAGTCAGGACTTACAAAAGATCAGCTTACTGAAATAGTAAAACAAATGATGGACGGTGGAGCTGATTTTATTAAAGAAGATGAAATCATGGCAGATAATTCATACCTGCCACTTCATGAAAGAGTGGAAGTAATTGAAACACTTAAAACAACTTGTGACTGGAAAGGATTCTACGCTTATTGTATAAACGCAGATCCGTTAGATCTTATTGCTAACTTAAAGATAATTGATTATCATACAGGTCTAAAAGAAAATGTAATGGGAGGTGTTCATATCAACTTTTGGTCTGGCCTAGGTGCATATACCTCTGCTAGAGATATGAGTATTCCATGTCACTATCAAAGATCTGGAATTAGAATTTTAACAGATCCGAGTAATAAATACTCGATAGCTTGGCCGGTTTTGGCTAAGTTAGGCTGTATGGCTGGAGTAGATAGTATGCACGTAGGAATGTTAGGTGGATATTATCCTGAAGGCGAGAGCGAGGAAGAAACTCTTAGGGCGATTGACATATGCAAACAACACAATACAATCCCATCGCTAAGTTGTGGAATGAATCCCGTACTCGCTCAAGAAATACGAGAGAGAATTGGTAATGACTTTATGGCTTCAATAGGAGGCTGGCTCCATACTGGAGAAACTATATACGAAAAAGTATATGAGATGAGAAGAAGTCTTGATTCATAATCCTATACAACGTGATGATTTAATTGAAGTGAAAGGTAAGACTATGAGTTTAAAACTAATTATGCCAATGGCCGGCAATGGTCAAAGATTCTTCGACGCAGGCTACAATAGGCCAAAACCCTTGATTGATATTAAGGGTAAGCCGATGTTTAAAAGAGTAATCGATAATCTTGGAATGGACGTTGATCCTGTTTGTATAGTACGGCAAGATCATGTAACTGACTACGAGATAGATAAGAGAATTATCGAGCATCAGCCGAATGCTAAGATAATTATTACCCCTGGACTAACTGAAGGTGCCGCATGTACGGTAAGACTAGCTACTAGTGTATTTAGTAACGAACCTATGATGGTCGCAAATTGTGATCAGCTTATGGTTTGGGACGACTTAGGATTTAACGGCTTGTGCGCTAGTGGAAAATTTGAAGGTGGAATTATTCCTACTTTTATTCCTAAGCATGAAGAGCCTATTCATAGTTATGTAAGAGTAAACGAAAATAACGAAGTACTAGAACTAGCAGAAAAGAAACTAATATCTAATATAGCTACTGTTGGAGTTTACTACTTTGGTAGCGAATCTGGATGGTGCGCGGCTCATGCTAAGCAAATGGATAACGATGATAGAACTAATGGAGAGTTCTATCTCGCTCCAACTTATAATTATATTTCGTATCCAGTTGGAATATACCCTGTCGATCATATGATCGGCATGGGTACACCAGAAGAACTAGATGCTTTAGTTGAAAGCGAATGGTTAGAAAGGCTAGACGAAATATCATGAAAATAGCAGTGTGCATATCAGGAGTTCCTAGAGGAAGAGTTAAAAGAAATATTGAGCACTTAGAAATGGCGTTTGAAGGAGCTGATTTCTTTTATTCAACTTGGAATGAAACTAGCAATGGAATATCTGAAAGCCTTAAAGCTTCTACGTATCCAGAACCTAAGATGCATTACAATCCATGGAGTGAGTGCGTCACTGCATGTAAGGCTCCAAAATATAAAGCTTACAAAGAAGACTTTTTAAGAAAAGGTCCTTTGTCTAGTCAACAGAAACTACTTAACGCTACAAAACAAATTATAGCTCACGCCTATCAAGTAGAAGATTTACCAGAAGAATATGACATGATCATTAGAGCTAGATGGGACACCTACACATCGATAAAAGTCAACTTTGAAAAATACTTACAAGACTCGTATAACAATCAACAAGCCATAGGGTTTGCTATAAGAGGTAGTAGATGGATAGACGTAAACAAATTTAGAGACATAGATCACATGTATATCGATGAAAACACGGATAAAAGTTGGAGTCGAGATTGGTCTTATTGGCTAAATGATAATTTAATAATACACCCTAGAAAAATATTTGATCCAGTCAGAGTCAAGCTACTTCATAGAATGAAAGGACTCTTGCCTTGCGAGTTTGGTTGGTATCAGGTACTAAGTAATAATGATAATCACCATTGCGTTTATGGTGGTGCCGCCATCGAAAGATTTGTAGATAGATAAATGCTTGACACTTTGTTTAAGAGATACAAATCTAAAAGACCTCATGTTTATTACTATGAGAGAGAATTATTTAAACACAAAATATATCCTATCAATTTACTACAAGTAGGAATGGACACCACACTACAAGTTTGGCTTAAGTACTTGAAAAATTCGAATATCTATTGCATAGATAGTTTTAACAATTCGCAACCAGTTAACTATAGTTTTTTAGATGACAAAAGATTATTTTGGTCAAGATGCGATCCTGACGATCGCAAAGCAGTAGATAAAATTATGCGTGAGATATGGAATAAGCCAAGATTTGACGTGATTATAGATAATACTAACAACTTCGAAAATCTTAAAAGATACTGTATTGGAAAATACTACGCAGAGAAAAAAGATGAAGTCATTTGCCATAGTTGTTAAAGACAACAAAATATCAGAAGCTGGATTTGAAGAACTTAAAAGAACGTGGGGATCTTATGGATACGAATATTCTTCACTTGAAAAACACTATGCGACTCCTTTAGACAAAGTTGAAGGATACTGCGCTGGAAATGGATTGATTTGGAACTATCCGTGGGAAGGTGAAGTAATAGATATAAAAAGTGGACTTACCAAAAAAGCGTATCCAACCACAAATAGACTAGCAAGAATTTCTTGTTTCATGAGTCACTGGTATCTTTGGCAAAAATGTATAAAATTAGACGAGATGATTTTAATATTTGAACATGACGCCAAGCTTATAAAACAGTTACCCAGTGTAAAAACTTTTGACAAGTGTTCATTCGATATTATTGGTATTAATGATCCTTCTATGGCTACTAGAAAGTCTAAGTTATATCACGATTTGATTCTTAAAAATCCAGAAAAAATTCAGCCAGTTCCAACCATCGATGAAGTACACGTACCTCAAGGATTGGCTGGTAATTCTGCTTACGTAATCAAACCATCTGGAGCTAAAAAGATGATTGAACTTACAAGGGAACACGGGATGTGGCCAAACGACGCACTTATGTGTAAACAGTTAATATCTACATTAGGTGTTACACGAAACTTTTACTCTACAATTCAAGGATTGAGGTCAACGACAACGCTATGACAAATTACTATGTAATCACTATGATGGACAACGAAAGATCTACTCAGGTTGCGAGAAGATGTATTGAAAGTGGAAAGAAGCTTGGATATAATATATTGATGTTTAAAGCTTTTACACCAGATAATTGCAATCCAGAAGAAGTGGCGATCACTAATGATTTACCACTAAAAGGATTTGAAGAAAAATACAGCAGAACCGGAAACTGCATATCTGGATTTCTAAGTCATTTTCATTTATGGAAACTTACTGTGGCTAATAACACTCCAACTTTTATATTTGAACACGATGCAGTGATTCTCAATAAACTTCCAGACATGACTAATTACGATATCTTATCAGTTGGAAAGCCTTCCTATGGAAAATTTAACATTCCAACTTTCTTAGGTGAAGGTCCACTAACTTCAAAAAGATACTTCCCTGGCGCTCACGGATACAGAGTAACACCAAAAGGCGCTCAAATGTTAATTGACGAAGCTAAACATACAGCTGGTCCTACTGACGTGTTTATTCACGTAGATAAATTTCAGTATCATTTAGGAGAAACTTATCCATGGTCAGTAGAAGCTAATGACTCATTTACTACGATTCAAAGACAAGAAGGCTGTTTAGCAAAACACAATTATGGTGAAACTTATGAAATTATATGATGAGGCTTTTGTCACAGGTTGCGATAAAGGACATGAATGGATTCTTCCGTGGTTCTTAAATAATTACAAACAACATGTTAATGTACCACTAGTGTTCGCTAACTTTGGCTTAACTAAAGAAGGCTTAAATCTAGTTAAAGATCATGCTCACGCAATCATGGACTTAACTTCAGCAGAAGAAAAAGGCTGGTTCAAGAAACCATTATCTATGCTAAAGTGTCCAGCAAAGAAAACAGTTTGGATAGATACCGACTGCCAGATCAAAGAAGACGTATCTGATATATTTGATCTTATTAAAGAAAATAAACTTTATATGGTAGAAGATAAACCATGGACTCAAAGGCGAGGAGAGGTTTGGCATAACTCTGGTGTCGTTGGTTTCGTAAACAAACCACCAATACTATATCAATGGGTAAAGGCCGTAAAAGAAAATCCTACGGTAGGAGACCAAGAAACTTTACATTCGATACTTAATCCTATAACTAAGATCGGTAACATCGCTGACTTGCCTAATAGATATAATGTTATGAGGTTACAAGTTGAACACGATAGTTATAAAGGACCGGTAAGTATCATGCATTGGACCGGCCAAAAAGGTAAAGATAGAATTAGGAATATGTTATGAAGAAAGTTGTACACGTAATTGGTAACGGCGACCAAGCATCTTTATTTCACAAAGAACATCGGACTGGAATGAAACTAACATGTAATATTCCACCATGGCCAGTGGCTGGAGCTTATGGTACTATCATGGTAGATTTTAAAATGATGAGAGCATTACATGAAGGTTCCTTAGATATACCGGGAGACTGGATATTAGGCATGAGGCCAAAGATATGGATGGATCAACAGCCTTCTTTCTTTATTAAACACTCTCATCAAGTTAAAGAGTTTTACACGGTCCTTCCAAATTACGTTGCAAACTACACTGATTTTAATTGCGGTCATATGGCAGTACATTATGCCGCTAATAAAGTTAAAGCAGAAGAAATACATTTGTATGGATTCGATTCTATGTTTGATTTTAATCTAAGAAGCTGTTCTGATTTTTATCTTGGATCTGATAGAGGTAATATGAACACAAATAGATTAGCCAATAACTGGAGACCAGTATGGCAAAACATGTTCAAAGAGTTTCCAGACACTACCTTTGTTCTACATCATATACATGATGCGATAAAGTTCCAAGTTCCTGATAATGTTGAAGTAATCACTTATTCTAGTAAGGCCGTAATGACTTAAAAAAAATTCACTTTGAGGTGATTTTTTTGTTTACATTCTTGTTTTTTTATGGTATAATATAACTATAAAATGAAGAGGACACAAGATGTTATTAGTTAATGTACAAGGCGGAACCGCACAGAAAAGGCAACTAGCCGAAGATCTTTGCTATTTCGTGGCGCAAAGGTACAAGTTCTCTCCAAAAAAAGAAATAGAAATAGATGTCAACATCAAGAGTATAGATGGGGCACAGGGTTTCTGTATGGACTGTGATGATGGTCTATATGAAATAGAAATAGATAACAAAATTACTGGTGACGATTTTATTACTTGTGTACTACACGAATTGGTACACGTCAAGCAGTACGTTAAGAAAGAACTACACGATTGTGGTTGTGTTCAAATGTACAAAAAGGTGGCTTACGAAACTGACATGAACTATCTTGATAAGCCATGGGAAAAAGAAGCATATAAAATGCAAGAAGTATTACTGGAGGAGTATAAAAATGCTAGCTGAAGGAGCAACAGAATACGGTTACAGAGGACTGGCCGAGATAGAACTCTTAAAAAAACAAATAGCTGAGGAAACTAAAGAAAAGTACACGCTATATAAGCGCATCAAAGAGTTGACTGAATTACTAGAAGAGTATAAAAGAGTAAATCAAGCTTTGAAAGACGAATTGCCATTAAATGTAATTGAAAAAATAATTCAAAAAAAGTGAAAAAAGTCCTTTACATTTGCTTAAAAGTATGGTATAATATATCTATAAAATGGAAAAAGAAATGAAAACAAAAGTGGAGAAAATCAATGACATAGCGAAGGTAACCGGCAGGATGTGTGATGGACAACGAGATGACGAGAAGCACATCGGGATTTACAGGTACGGAACTACCCAGGGAATCAGCGGCGGAGTATAAAACGTTCCCCTCCTTACCATGGGGCCGATAGGTCGGTAAGGAGGATGGTATTGACAACGGCCCCAAAGAATTTATAAGCGAAACTGAGGAGTAAATTATGAAAATTTTAAAAGCAATCAAAGATATTAAGTTTGACAATGGAGTTTCCGAGCCTATTGTCATGGCTTCTGCAGCTGGTTGGTACGTAGGTGCAATCGATAATAGTGAAGGTTTTATTCAGCCCTACGACAGATACACCGGCTACTATGCCACTTCCGGCGAAGCCGAAACAGTTTTGGACGGGCATTTTAGTAATGCCTAGTCCATCCGAACTACAAGCAATGACGCCGCTATTTCTTCAACTCCTCTTCTTCGCGGTAGCTGGCGCATTGCTCGTAGGCACTTTCGTATCGATCGTCGGTTTGATGTATCGATACGCTCTTCTTATAGTGTTCGTGCTGTTGGTAGTCTACAGTATCAACTATGGAGTTATCGATATAAATAAGTTAGTACAGGGAGTTGGCGTATGATTAGGTGGTTTGATTATATCATCATAGCACCATTTGCTTACGTGCTATCAAAATCATTTATTATTGGAGCTTATGATTTTACTATTATTTCATATTTGCTCTACGTTGTCTATTGCGTGAAAAGAAAAACATGGGAAGGTAAAAAAGTATGACTATGCACTTAATGCCAGTTTATTACAATAACAATAACAGTAAAAAACGTAAACCTTTCCGAAAGCCGGGGTGGCAAAAAGCTCAGGCTGAACACGATGCTTGGTTAAAGAAGCGTGGTGTTCATCCTAGTCAGCTTAAAAACAAAGAGAAATCTAGTGGCAACAGTATTCCGGATTATTCATCAAACCGTAAGAGCATCCCGACGTCGGATTACGTCGGGCCAATCGAAGGCCGTAAGGCAGCAAAAGTCTATAGTGGTGACTACATCGTTGGTATCGCAACCATGCACAAATCAAACGCAGTCCCTGTTGGTAAAGGCGATGACATCAAAGCATACGCTAAAATGAGAAGGTAACAATTTCTCTCCTTAGCTCAGTGGATAGAGCAACGGCCTTCTAAGCCGTGGGTCGGGAGTTCGAATCTCTCAGGAGAGGCC